TGGGTCGTGCGCCTACATACCGTAGTGATAGTGCCATTGGTGGCTCACCTCAACGGTATAGGAAGGTAATTCGTACCGTATCTCCATCTTGACCTGCGGAAGCAGGTGTCAGTTTGAGTAAAGTGCTAGTTGATACGTTTCCTGCAACCGTGAAAGCATTTCCAGCCGCAGTTGTAATGTTATGTGCGCCAAGAATGCCGATTAATGCAGTTCCTGTTATTGCGTTTGTTGATAGTGCAAGATCGTATGCGAAAGCCGCATCTCCATCATTCACTACTACATCAACTATGCCCATGCTAATAGTGCCTGTTGCAGCACCTGTTTGCCAAGTAGTATCGTCAGACCCTACTCCTGCCCATAGTCGTGTATCTAGTATTGCTGTTCCGTTTCCGGTTAAATTAGTGTTAGCCATATTTTTTCCTCCGTTTATTTCCTACACTTGCACTTAAGCAGCGATGTCCCTCACTTTTCCATGCGCTCGGTAGAATAGTTGCCATAGTTCACCCATTGTGTGAAACATACCCATTTGTCCTAGTCTGTTGATTCCAAAAGGATCTCCTGTTTCAATACCTGACTCGTGGTATAGGGTTGGTTTTGCTGTGCAGAAATACATATAATCTGTATCCATGAAATACATTCTTGAAAGTTCGCCTGATTCTGCGAAAACGTCTTTGGATGGGATTAGTGGTACACCGTTGTATGTTGCAACTACGAAACCTGCTTCCATACCCGGAACACCCTTTACACCGTTTACACCCGGTACAACTCTCTTCATTTCAGTAAATCTTTGCTGTGGTTGTAAGAGTTGTTGGATTTTCTCTAATGTATCGTATCCTGTAAGGATAACTTTAGGCTGTCCTCCTTTCTCCCATACACTTCTGAACATTCCGTCTAAGATGTTTAGAGACAATGCTCTTGCTGCACCTGCTGAACCTGCATCAACATTAGCATCGTACCATTGAGCAGACCCTGCACCTGCACCGTTACGGGTAATGTTGTATTGGTTGTGATCTGTGATTGCAGATACGAAATCTGTTGCAGATTCTGTAAATGATGATGAAAGAGAACGGTCTAGGCTTTGGAAATTATTTCCTGCTAGTGTATCTACATCTTCTAATAGCATTTTATTGATGTGTTCAGCGTGGTGTTTTGCCATTTCCATCTTCATAACTGCTCTTGCATCTCCAAGACCGTCATCTTTGTCTGCTAGGAACATTGCTGTTTCTGATAGGTCGAAAGTGTGTGCTACTGTTCTTGGTTTTGTGCTGACTTCAGCAAATGTTGGTTTGCTTGTGTCAGGTAGTGTACCGTTTTCTGCAACACCGCCACCGCTTGTGAATGATGGTTTGTCAGTAACGACCCTCCAACCACTCTTTTCCCACGGTTTCTTAGGTAGTATAGAGAACGCATTGAACTCTTGGTTCAGTTGCGACCAAACTTTACGGCCAAATATAGCCTGATAAGTTCCGGTTGTGCTGCTCACTAAAGGCGAGTCAGCCTTCAAAAGGTCTGTACCGGAGTATGCCCATGCGTTAGCACCTGCACCTGCCCCGTAGTATAGCCTTTCCATATCTTCAATTGTGCGTAAGTATCCTCGTGATCCACTCATATTTTTTTCCTCCAATTATCTCCGTACCCGAAAAACGCTTATGCGCCTCTCAAAGCCCTCCTTGCCAAATCTTCAGTAGCAATCCAAGCGTCAAGGTCATTGCCCATAGCGGCAAATTCTTCGTGGGTTGGAATGCGAATATCTGAAACATCAGATTTCTGTATAGATGCTGTGTTGACAGCAGTTGAACGTAGGGAATCAATCTCCGCCTTTAATGTAGCAATTTGGCCGCTATAATCAGATGCTTTCTGAACTTCTAATGCTCTAGCAGTTTCTGAGTCATAACGTGATTCCCAATCTGACTTAACAAGGGATTTCAATGCTTCTTCATCCCTTAGAGATGCGTATGCCCTGTATCCGCGCTCTAATCCTTCAGATGTAACTTCATTCTTAATGATGTTTTTACCGCCGGATGGTGCGTTATATGCCATGTTTGCAACTCCCGGTTGCTTGATGACGTATTTGTTTCCGCCCGGTGCTTCAAGAGATGGTTGAGGTGCAAGTGTTGCATCTTCTCCTGAACCGATTGGATCTCCTTGTCCTCGGTGTGAATATCCGCCGCTACCTTCTTGTAGGTATGCTTTCTCTAATCCGAAGTGGCCTCTTAGACCATCTAAATCTACTCCTTGTTCGTGAGCAAACTTCTCAAGAGTGTCAATGTATGCTACTGCACCATCATTACTCTTTTTGGCTTCTTTATCATCGGATTTCATATCTTTATCCTCTTTGTCGCCTTTATATCCCATTTTCTCATCGGATTTTTCTTCGGTCTTTGTTATCGAGTCCGTGTCAAGATGTTTTAATATCCCTGTCAGACTTTCTCTTATCTCTACTAATGCTTCGCTTTCAGTCATTTTATTTACTTCCTGTATATTTTCATTATCCATTTTGAGGATTGTGTAACGGGCTTCGGGATTAATCCCTTTCTTGCACAAGGTTATCTCGTGCAATT